GCCGTGTACCAATCGCCCTGGGTATCGCGCGTCGTGTCGGCCGTGCAAGGCTCCAGGACGACGCCGTAGGCGATCTGGCGGACGGCGTCGCTCTTGACGATCCGAGCGGGCGCGCTGAACGTCGCGGTCGTCATCAACTCGCGTCCATCAGGCCGGCATCGATCAGCGCCTGGGCGACCTGGGCGGCCGTCGCGGTGTCGGGATCCACGAATGCCGCCGTGGCGGCCGGCTCGCCCTGAATCCCCTGCGGTCCCTGGACGAGCATCGCCTGCCAGTTGGCCGACGGCGGCTGGCTGCCGGTGTTGTCGGCGAGTGCGAGGTAGGCCACTCCCGAACGAGTGACGCCGTCGCCCTGCGAGTAGGCCGTCCCGATGAGCCAGCCGCCGCGCCAGGTGATCGCGCCGGCGCCGGCCGAGAGCGCGACGGCGGCCTCGAGGACCTCCTGCATCGTCGGGTCGGTGTCGGCCGGGTCGCCGCCCATGGCGACGTACAGGTCGTGGATCGTCGGGTCAGCCATGGTCGACCTCGCTCATCGGGCAATCACCGGGCCGAACGCGCGCTGGCAGTTCGGGTGGCTGATCGGGTAGGCGTCGGCCTCATCGAGCGTCCTGCTGGATCCGTCGGCGAGATCCGGATCGTCGTGCTCGGTCCAGCCGCACTCGGGGCCGTCGAAGACCTCGACGCGGTCGACCAGGCCGGAGTCGGCGTAACCGGCCAGCGAGGTCGCGTTGTACGCGGTCGCCGTCTCGGTCAATGCAATGACCTGGGCCCGCGAGCCGAACAGGTCCTGCAGGCCCTCGACGGTGTCGGTGCCATGCACGAGCTCGTTGATCGACAGGCCGCGCGCGATCGCGGCCTCGACGCGGTTGCGAAGCGTCTCGCGCAGGGTGTCGGTGATGCTGGTCACGTTGGCGCCGATCAGCTGCCGCACGCCCTTGGTCGACGCGGCCTGGAGGTCGAAGCTGAGCTCGACCCCGAGCTGCTCGCCGAGCGCGCCGTACGCGGCGTCGCCCATGGTGACGTACCAGCGCTCGAGCACCTTCTGCAGCCGCGCCGCCTCGGCGACCCAGTCGATGTCGTCGTCCGGGTCGAAGGCGAAGTCGTCCGCCTTGGTCACGCCGGCGCGCGACAGGATCCCGCCGAAGTACTCCTCGAGCTCGGCCGCCATCGCGGGCTGCGCCTCGGCGAACAGCTCGTCGCGGGCGGCGATCGCCGGCGGGAGCGCGGCCTTGACGAGCTCGGTCCGCGCGAAGCGGAGCAGCTCGTCCACGACCGGCAGCAGCGGCGCGACCTTGCGGATCCGGACCGAGAGCGTCATGCCGCGGCCTCGTGCTCGACGTCGCCGACGATCGCCTCGAGGCGCTTGCGGAGCTCGGTGAACTGGACGACCTGGTCGGCCCAGTAGCGCTTCGCCAGGCCGCCGTCGATCGCCGTCAGCCCGCCCCCGCCGAAGCTGCCGAACCCGCCGAACCCGGGCGACGGCGCGGGCTCGGTCTTGAACTCGGCGGCGACGTCGGCCGGCAGGTCGTCGAGGTTGTAGAACTTGGCGATCGCGCCCTTGTTGATGACGCCCATGTCCCAGAACGCCTGGGTGGCGACGATGTCGGACGCCATGTCGCGGGTGTCGAGGCGCTTCGCCTTGAGCTCGACCGTCGTCAGGCCGAGCCCCTTGGCGCCCAGGATCGCGCGCTGCAGCCGCTGCTCCCACGTCTCCTGGCGCGGCTGGACGATCGAATCGTTGTAGATCTTCGTCATCTCGAGCGCGGTGGACCCGCCGAGCGAGCCGATGATCGGCCAAGCGACCCGATAGGGCGGCATGCCGTGGCTGATGCAGATCTCGAGGGCGTTGTCCTGCTTGTAGAGCCGGAAGCTCGCGTCCTTTACGTCGACGCTGAGCTTCTCGAACGTGACCTCGACCTGGGTGGCCTCGTCGCCCGCCTGCCCGGGGACCGGGATCACGATCGTCCGGTGGGGGTCGCCCTTGATCGCGCGGAAGTGGTCGAGGATCTTCTCCTCGAACTGGGGCGTGACGTCGGCGCCCTTGACGATGACCGCGTACGAGGGGACCGCGTTGTTGTCGAAGAAGCGGATGTTGAACTCGGCCTGGGCGCGCCAGCCGGCGATCGCCGATAGGGCCGGGATATGGTCGGGCAGGCCGTAGTAGCTCGAGCGCGGCGTGTAGTTCCGGATGACGAGCAGCTCGTTGCCCGTCCAGGATCCGGTGACGGTCCGGTCCGACCAGGCGCCGGTAGCCGCGTCGACCGTGCCCTCGAGACCGTAGCGCTTGAACCAGACGAGCTTGCCGCCGCGCTTCTGCGCGAACCGGCGGCCGTCGACGTGGGCGCGGATCGTGTGCGAGGGCACGTGCCACATGCCGTCGGGGATCCGCTCGGTCGTGCGTCCGACCTCGATCGTCGCCCAGCCGATCGACTCGAAGTCCTGGTGCGCCTGGGTGATCCGCTGCGCGAACGATTCGTCGCCGCGCTCGTCCTCCTCGACGGCCTCGACGAACGTCGCCCAGGTCGCCTCGTCGCCGGCGCCGGCACCTTCGGCGGTGTCGTCCTTGACCCGGAGCTCGAACCCGCGCCCGGCGACGTCCATGGCCTTCTGCTTGCAGCAGCGAGCGTGCAAGGTGTTGCCCTCGAGCATGGCCGCGAGCTGGTCGAGGTCGTAGAGCGGCCGGACCAGGCCCGATTCGCCGGCGTCGCGCGTGTAGGCGAACGGGTCGTCGGGCAGCTGCTGGCTGACCGAGTCGGCCTTCCGGATCCGCGCGCCGCCCGGGCCCTCGGTGATCCAGACCGTGGAGAGCGTCGGCGTCGTCATGCCGCCTTCGCCTCGGGCTTGCGGGCGTCGAGCACGCGGCCGAACGCGCGCCGGCGCAGCTGCCAGGCGATGCCGGCGGCCAGGACGTCGTCGTCGTGATAGCCGTCCTGGCCCTCGGGCCGGCCGTCGTCGTTGTAGGCGAAGGTCGCCATCTGGTCGACCACCCCGGCGTCGTGGATCCGGATCGCGCCGGTGCGCACCGCCTCCTCGAGCTGGTCGACGAGGACCGGTCGCGACGCGGTCGTGGTGAGCCACCCCAGGCGCTTGTCCTTGGCCCGGTAGAGCTGGTAAGGCGCGGTGCCGGCGTGCAGCTTCGAGAGCGCCAGCAGCACCGCGTGGCCGTGGTTGTTGCGCTCGACGCCCACGATGACCGGCCGCGCATTCTGGGCGGTCCGGTTCCGCGCGAAACGCCGGGCGATCGCGTCGAGCTTCGTGGCGTAAACGTCCGGGGTCCAGCGACCGCGGAGCTGCGCGACCTGGTCGCCGGTGTCGCGCTCGAACACGCCCGCCGAGCTCCAGTCCGACGTCGAGAGGCCCTCGCCAACGTCGGCGCCGACGATGTAGATCTTGCCCTCCTCGGGCTCCCGGTAGTAGGTCACGCCGTACTCGCCGGGCTTGCCGAGCTCGAGCTTCTGCGCGGCCAGGTCCTGGTGCCGGAAGACGGGCCGGCCGGTGGCGATGATGGCCTCGACGTCGTTGGCCGGGTACTCCTGGGCGAACTCGGCGTCGTCGAGCTGCTCGCTCTCGGCACGCTCCCGCTCGATCCAGCCCTCGACCTGGCGGTCGGGGTGGGCGTGGAACGGGATGAACACGGCCTTCCAGCCGTTCGTGCCGGCCTTGGCCGCGAGATACAGCTGCGAGTGGAGGGCACCCTGGCCGTTGGCCGAGCTGATCGACAGGACCTGGCCCTTCTCGGCGACGGCCTTGATCGCGAGGAAGATCTTGCGGGCCCACGGCTGGTGCCCGTGCTCGTCGAGGATGACGAGCTGCGCGGTGCGCGAGCGGCCGACGTTCTCGGTCGCCGGCAGCGCCTCGATCTCGCTGCCCAGGGTGGGGAAGCGGATCGAGCGGGCGTTGATCACTGCACGAGGCCGCCAGTCGGGCAGGCGCTCGTAGACGAAGGCGACCTTCTCGAGCAGCTTCTCGGCGTCGGCCTGGTTGCGGCTGATGAGCAGGACCGACTGGCCGGGCCTGCGGATGGCGACCCACAACGCGTAGATCGCCGCCATCCACGACACGCCGAGCTGGCGGGCCTTGAGCACGACGCACAGCCGGTTGATCACCCACAGGGCGAGCAGCTGGAACTGCCAGGCCCAGCCGGCGTCGCGGAACGCGATCTCGGCGCCCTCGGCGTCCTGGATCTTGGCGTGGCGGGCGAAGGTCGCGACGTCTCGGTAGGCGGCCTCGCGGTCGCGCTCGACGGTGGCCTGCTCGGAGTTCGGATCCAGGCTGCGTGCCAGCCGGGCGAAGACGTTGCGGGTGCGGGGGAGGGCGAGCGTCATCGGAGAGCCATCAGTGCACCACCGACGCCGGGACCGCTTCGCTGAGCTCGGCCAGGCGGGTCGCGGCCCAGGCCTGCAGCTGTGGCCGCGCCGTCTTCGGTACGCGCTCGAGCAGCTCGTCGAGGAACGCCTTGAGCAGGTCGAACGCGGCCTCCTCGAGGACGGCCCCGCGCTCGGCGACCTTCGCGTCGACGACGGCCTTGCCGCCCCGGAAGGCCGAGCGGATCGATGCGCCGTGCAGCTCCATGGCCGCCTCGACGTCGAGCAGCTTGGTCGCGCCCTCCTCGGCAGCGATCGCCTCGCGGACCAGCGCGGCTGTGCCCTGCAGCTGGCCCATCTCATGCTGCACCGCGCTGGTCAGCAGGTCGAACGGGTCGCCGTTGCCGACCGGGTGACCGAGCAACTCGGCGGCCTTCGCCGCGCGCTCGAGCGCCGCCGACTTCTTGCCGTTCGGCGTCGTCCCGAGGTGCAGGAAGCAATGCCCGGATCCGGTGTGGTCGGTCCGGAAGCCACGCCCGAGGCGGCAGGGCTTGCCGTCCCGCTTGCTCGCCGCGCCGCAGTGGCGGGCGGGATCGAAGACGCGCGGGCCCAGCGCTGGCCGTTTCTCGCTCACGCCGCCACCGCCCCGCGGACGCCGGCTTCGTTCATCAGCCGGAACCAGTCCGGCGTGAAGGGCACGACCGGCTGGCTCTCCCGCGGCGCCAGGCGGGTGACGCCCGGGGCGGCCAGCGCGATCGTGTGGACATTGGTCGGCCCGACGACCTGGTAGAAGCACGGCCCGGCCGGACGGCCGTTCGGGCACGTCGGCCGGCACACGAAGCGACGCGCCTCGGGACGGTTGATCGGCCAGAAAACGATCAGGTCCTCGAGGTCGCGCGTCGCGCGGCAGGCGGTGCAGATCATCGGAGAGTCATCGGCTCATGAGCCCCAGTACCCGCGCTGGCCGATCCAGACCCCCTCGAAGAGCAGCCACATGCACAGCAGGAAGCCCTCGGCGAACATCGATCCGCCGAGGAGCACCACGCCGAGCACGTGCGGATCCAAGGGTCAGAGCGCCCCGACCAGGAATGCCCCGGTCAGGAACGCCAGCCCGACGGCCGTCAGGTTGACCGGCGCGGGCACCTTGATCGCGTCCACGATGAACACGACCAGGGCGACGATGAGCAGGATCGCGGTGATGCCGGGCATCACACCGTCACGGTCTTGTTGTCCTGGCCGGCCGGGGTTTCGACCGTGACGTGGGTGCCTTCCTTGAGGATCGGCGCGCCCGTCGGGGTCGAGTTCTGCCGGACGACCAGGGCAAGGCCCGCGACGACCAGCGTGTTGATCAGCGCTACCTGCTCGGCTGACAGGCTCAGGCCGAAGGTGATCGCTAGGTTGACGACGATGGCGATGAAGGCGGCGATCGCCGCCGGCTCACGTCCGAAAATCATGACTCGGCTACCTCGTCTGTGGTCTCGGTGGGATCGGCGACCGGCTCCGGGAAGCTGATCGAGATCGGCTCGCCGTCGTTGCCCTGGCCGGACAGCGACCCGCCGTTAGCGCCGGCCTTGCGCTCGAGGTTGGCGAAGGCCTCGCGGACGGCCGTCTTGACGTCCTCGCTCGGGGCGTCGTGGCCGTAGATCGACAGGCTCCAGCTCAATCTGTTGCTCCTTCCTCGTTTGTCTCGGCGGGGTCATCTGCCCCGTCGTCCCCGTCCTCGTCGGGCGGCTCTACCGCATTCGGCGGGACCTCGCCGTCGGGGATCGGTTTCTGATAGGCGTCCTTGGGGTCGGTCACACGAGGCTCCTCGTCGGCAGCGCGGCGTACAGCCGGCCGCCGCTGATCCCCCGATAGGCGAGGTACTCGGCCTTCGCCTCGGTGGTCTTGATCAGGT